GGTGGCAGAGGCCCGCGGGTTTTCTAGTGCCAGGGGTCCATAGGGGGTTCGCCGTGAAAAGCGAAAAAGGGACCCTCGCGGAGCTGTCGACATGGCTCGGCGTCTCGGTGAAGGCGATCTCGGAGCTTCAGGCGACCGATCGGCTGCCGAGATGGGCGCGCGGCGAGCTCCCGCTGAAGGAAGCGGTCGTCGCCTACTGCAAGCACCTTCGCGACATCGCGTCGGGCCGTGCCGGCAGCGGCGGCGAGGCTGGTCTTGCCGACGAGCGCGCCAGGCTGGCGAGCGCGCAGGCCGATCGAGCGGAAATGGAGAACGCGGCGCGGCGCCGCGAGCTCTTGCCGGCCGAGGAAGTCAATGAAGCGGTGACGTCGGCTTTCGCGCGGGTCCGCGCGCGGCTGCTGGCGATCCCTTCGAAGGCGGCGCCGCAAGTCCAGGCCCTGGGCTCACCAGCCGAGGTCCAGGAAAAGCTGACGGAGCTGATCCATGAAGCCCTCGACGAGCTCGCGGACACGCGAGTCGTCGCGCTACTGGCGAACGAAGATCGGTCCGGAGACGGCCGGGGCGTCGAGAAGCTGGTGGCCGGTACTGAAAGCGCCGCCCAAGCTGACGGTCAGCGAGTGGGCGGACAGGGAAAGGCGCCTAAGCGCTGAAGCGAGCGCCGAGCCGGGGCGATGGAATACGAGCCGCGCCGAGTTCCAGCGCGGAATCATGGACGCCTTCAACGATCCGGCGAATGAGATCGTTTCGGTGATGTCGTCGAGTCAGGTGGGCAAAACCGAGATAATCAACAACGTCACCGGTTTTCATATCGACCAGGATCCGGCGCCGATCCTGGAGCTGCAGCCGACGCTCGAGATGGCAGAGACTTGGTCGAAAGACCGGCTCGCGCCGATGATCAGAGACACGCCGGCGCTGACGGGCAAGATCGCCGATGCGAAGTCCCGCGACAGCGGGAACACGATGCTGCACAAGACGTTCCCCGGCGGACATCTCACAGTCGCCGGGGCGAATAGTGCCGCGTCGCTCGCGAGCCGGCCGATCCGGATCACGCTTTGCGACGAGGTCGACCGATACCCGCCGAGCGCCGGCACCGAAGGCGATCCGGTCACGCTGGCGGAGAAGCGCACGACCACCTTCTGGAACCGGAAGAAAGGCCGGTTCTCGACGCCGACCGATGCCGGGATAAGCCGCATCGAGGCAAGCTTCGAAGAGGGCGACCAGCGGCACTTCTGGGTCCCGTGCCTGGATTGCGGCGAGCGCCAGATCCTGGTCTGGGAGCAAGTCCGCTGGGACGATGGCAAGCCCGAGACGGCCCGCTATGTCTGCATTCACTGCGGCACGCTATGGGGCGACGCGCAGCGATGGCGCGCCGTGTCGAAGGGCGAGTGGCGAGCGTCGGCGCCGTTCAATGGGCATGCGAGCTTCCATATCTGGGAGGCGTACAGCCCCTGGGTAACGCTGGCCGACATGGTCGGCCGCTTCTTGAAGGCGAAGGGCAAGCCCGAAGAGTTCAAGGTCTGGTGGAACACGACGCTCGGCCTGCCGTGGCGCGGCAAGACCGAGGCGCCGGATTGGAACCGCATCTACGAGCGGCGCGAGGATTACCGGCTCGGCACGGTGCCGCGGCTCGGCCTGATGCTGACCGCCGGCATCGACGTCCAGAAGGACCGCCTCGAGGTCGACGCCTGGGCCTGGGGCCGCGAGCTCGAAAGCTGGCTGGTGGATTCCGTCGTGATCTATGGAACGCTTGACCAGCCCGAGACGCGCGCGGCGCTCGATAAGGTGCTCGAGCAGACATGGACGCATGAAAGCGGCGCCGAGATGTCGCTGGCGCGCACGGGCTTCGATGCCGGCTACGACACGAACGAGGTCTACGCCTACGCGCGGCGCCGGGGCTTCGGGCGGATTTGCCCGGTTCGCGGCGTCGAAGGCTTCAACCGGTCTTCGCCGGTCGCGGGCCCGACGCTGGTGGACGTCACGACGGCGGGCAAGAAGGTCCGCCGCGGCGCCAGGCTCTGGACCGTCGCGGCGGCGGTGTTCAAAACCGAGTTCTACCGAGCTCTGACGCTCGACGTGCCGACGGACGAGGACCTGGCGGCGGGGAAAGGCTACCCGCCGCGCTTTGTCCACCTGCCGAAGGGTGTCGACTCCGAGTGGTGCAAGCAGGCAGTCGCCGAGCACCTGGTCACGATCAAAACGAAGCGGGGTTTCCCGCGGCTCGAATGGCAGAAGGTCCGCGAACGCAACGAAGCGCTGGATAAGCGGGTCTACGCACGCGCTGCGGCGACGATCGTCGGCATCGACCGCTTTACCGAGAAGCACTGGAAGGCGCTCGAGCGGCAGCTCGGGCTCGACAAGAAGGCCGAGGACGCGAAAGCCGAGGCGCCGGACGGGGACTCCGGTGCCGAGGCCGAAGCGCCGCCGGCGGCGGGCCGCTCGCCTGCCCCTTCGCCGGGGCGGCGCCGTCGCCGGCGCGTGGTGAACAGCAACTACGTCTAGCAGGGAGGGAGCGATGGCCGACTACACGACCGCCCAGCTCGCCGCCCTGCGCGCTGCGCTCGCGTCGGGCACGCTGACGGTCGAGTACGACGGGAAGCGCATCACCTATCGCTCGCTGGCCGAGATCCAGCAGGCGATCGCGATCGTCTCGTCTTCGCTTGATCGCGATGCCGGCACGGTGAAGCGCCGCGCCGTGCGGATCTTCGCCGACGGCAAGGGCGGCTGACCATGAAGCCCCGTTTCTCGATCGCGGCCGGCGACATGACGGGCGCCAGCGCCCGGCTGATGGCGTCGAGCCTGGATCCGCGCGCGGGTTCGGCCTCGGGCGGCTACGACGCCGCGCAGTCTCGGCGCCGGCTGGTCTCTTGGAAGCCGCCGTCGAGCCATGTGAACGCGATCCTGGCCTATTCGGGCGACACGCTGCGCGCCCGGGCCCGGGATCTCGGACGGAACAACGGCTACGCGGTCAACGCCGCGGACACCTTCGTCGCGAACCTGATCGGCGCCGGCATCAAGCCGTCGTCGCTGGTCAAGGATGCGGGGCTGAAGGCGAAGATCGCCCAGGCATGGCTCGACTGGACCGACGAGGCCGACGCGGACGGCACGACCGACTTCTACGGCCTGCAGGCGCTGGCGGCGCGCGAGATGTTCAGCGCCGGCGAATACTTCTTGCGCATCCGGTATCGCCGGCTCGAGGACGGGCTGGTCGTGCCGATGCAGCTGCAGGGGCTGCCGGCCGAGATGTTGCCGCTCGAGAAGACCGAGCAGCTGCCGAACGGCAACGTCATCCGCTGCGGCATCGAATTCGACGCGATCGGCCGACGGATCGCCTACTGGTTCTTCCGCCGCCATCCGAGCGACGCGACGGACCCGAGCTTTGCGGCCGGCGACATCTACACCCGCGTCCCCGCCGACGAGGTGATCCACCTGCGACGCTGGCGCGAGGGCGGCCAGATCCGCGGCGAGCCGTGGATCACGCCGGCGATGGTGAAGCTGTTCCACCTGGACACGTACGACGACGCCGAGCTCGACCGGAAGAAGGTCGCGGCGCTGTTCGCGGGCTTCATCACTCAGGCCGACACGCAAGAGCCGGTCGTCCAGGGCGAGGAAGACGACGGCGAAGGCGAAGGCAACTCGATCGCGCCGATGGAGCCGGGCCAGCTTCAGGTGCTTGGGCCTGGCGAGAAGATCGAATTTTCCGAACCGGCGGATTCCGGCGCGTCCTACGAGCCGTTCCAGTGGCGGACGCTGCTGCAGGTGTCGGCGGCACTCGGCGTGCCCTACGCGAACCTGACGAACGACCTGAAGAGCGCAAATTATTCGAGCCTGCGCGCCGGGCTGGTCGAATTCCGGCGCCGTCTCGAGCAGGTTCAGCACTCGGTCATCGTTTTCCAGCTCTGCCGGCCCGTCTGGAACGCCTGGCTAGCCCAAGCGGCTCTTTCTGGCGCTGTTCCGATGCCGGGATTCGCGAAAAACGCGCGCGAATTGTCGCGCGTGAAGTGGATTCCGCCGAAGTTCGAATGGGTCGACCCGAAAAAGGACCAGGAAGCCGAGATTCTGGCGGTCCAGAACGGCTTCAAGGCGCGCAGCGACGTCATCGAGGGCACCGGCAGCGATCCGGAAGAGACCGATGCCCGGATCGTCGCGGACAAGAAGCGCGAAAAGGCCCTAGGCCTCGATTTCAGCGCCGCGGCGACCGCCGGCAAGGTGCCGGCACGGGCGTCGGGCGGCGACATGCCGGCGGACGCGCAGCCCGCGGCGCAGGGGTTCGGCGAGATCAAGATCAAGGGCCTGAAAGGCGAGGATGCGCCGGCGATCGAGCGGGCGAAGATCGTCGATGGCCGGCTGCAGATGGTCCGGTCGGACGGCCGCACGATCGACGCCGGCCCGCTGCAGCTCGACCCGGCGACGGAACAGGCGATCGCCGCCAAGGTGCGCGAAGGCGTAGCGGTCGCGCAGATGGATCGCACGAACGACCTGATCGAAAGCGTGGTCAGCCGGGTCGATGCCCAGGGCGCGCAGATCGAGCAGCAGGGCACGCTGCTGTCGACGCTGACCTCGCACCTGATGGGCGGCTTCCGCAGCGTCATCTCGGCCGTCACGGCGCCGAAGCGCATCGTGCGCGACGAGAAGAGTGGCAAGCCGCTCGGCATTGAGACGATCGGAAATTAGGCGCAGCGATGATCGGTCTTTCGCTCGAGGCGCGGAACGAGCAGGCGAACGCGCTCGCGGCGCTGCTCGACGGCGGATATTTGCGGATCTACGGCGGCCATCGACCGGAAACGCCGGATACGCCGGCGCCCAACCAGCCTTTGCTGGCCGAGCTTCGCTTCGGGTCGCCCGCGGCCTTCCCGGCCGAGCGCGGCCAGGTCGAGTTCCGCGAGATCGAGGACGAGGACGACGCGCCGGAGTCGGGCACGGCGACCTGGTTCCGTTGCTACCGGTCCAACGGCCGCGAGGCGGTGCTGGACGGGACGGTCGGCGCCGCTCGGGCCGACCTGATCCTGGACGATCCGAATGTGAAGGCTGGCGGCCGGGTGTCGGTCGAGAGTTTCGTCCACGCCATCGACTGAGGGTCCTGCACCATGTCCGTGACCTATTCGACCGCGCTGAAGAACACGCGGATGAACGCGGTCGTCTCGGCAATCGACGCTGGGTCGTCGAACGGCACGATCGAAATCTGCAGCGCGGCCTATGCCGCGGTGCTGGCGGCGGTGCCGCTCGCCGATCCTTGCGGCAGCGTCTCCGGCGGCGTCCTGACCTTCGACATGCCGCAGAGCGTCGCGGCCGCCGCAAGCGGCACCGCGGCGATCGCGCGGATGAAGGACTCCGACGGCAACGTCGTCGTCTCCGGCCTGACGGTCGGGCTTTCTGCCGCCGACATCGTGCTCGACAGCCTGTCCATCACCGCGGGCCAAACGATCAGCATTTCGTCAGCCACCCTCACGCACGGCTAAAGCCGGGAGGTTCGCATGTCGTTGTATTCGCTTTCCTTGAACACAACGGTCACCACGACCGGCGCCGCGGCGATGGACGCGAAAGCCGCGTCTACGAACCGCCCGGCGATCATGGAAGTCTCTATTAACCTCGGTGCCGCGACGGCATCGACCTACGGCCTGGGCCGAGCCGGAAACACGCCGACCCAGACCTCGCCGGTCCTGGTACAGGCCGAAGATCCGGGCGACCCGGCCGGCGTCACCGGCATGGCTGTCGCTTGGTCCGTGGCGCCGACCATCCCGTCTCAGTTCTTTCGCCGGATCGCGCTGCCGAACACCATCGGTTCCGGCATCATCTGGACCTTCCCGCGCGGGCTCATCCTCGCCGCATCGGCATCGATGTTGATCTGGAACCTGGCGACAAACAGCGCGAACACGAACGTGCATTGGGTAGTGGACGAGTAAGCCGATGCCGCTCGACCACGCCCGCGATCCCGACGACCTGCACGGCGACGCCGTGGTCTTCGCGCTCGAGATCAAGGTCCGGCGCAACGGCGCGATGTCGGTCGCCGGCTCGATCTTCGAGGAGGCTTATGCGCTGGCCGCGCTCGACGCGGCGAAGCAGTCGATCAAGGACCACAACGCCCGCCGCCGTCTCGACCAGGGAGGCTCGGTGATCGTTCCGCCGCACGACACGCCCTGGGAACGGTTGTTCCGGTGAGTCGCTTCCTCGGGTCCCTCAACGCGCTCACGGCGGCGCAGCCGATGACTATTACCGACGAGGATCCTATTCGGACCGCGCGTCCGGATTTCCTGCATCGGCGACGGCAGTTTTCGGGCCGCCAGGACGGCTACGCGTGGGTAAACCTCTGGCCGCGCTCGGCGATGATGTCGGGGGATGCGTCGGCGCCGATGACGATCCTCGGAGGTGATGCGCGCGATTTCGGCGCTTGGTCCCCCGACCAGAGGTCAAGCCGGGGGAACGGCAGCCGAAAGTACATCATGGGCGCCTGTCGCGACGTTGACGGCAACGCGGTTCCAGGCGCAACCGTCATCGGGTTCCTGACCGCGAGCGACTTGCTGGTCGCGGAAACCGCTTGCGACGACAAGGGCAACTACGAGCTGCCGACGCCATATCCCGGCGCGCCTCACTACCTCGTCGCCTACCGCACGGGCGCGCCTGATATCGCGGGGACGAGCGTCAACACGCTGACGCCGACGAACAGGGATGGAAGCTGATGGAAGCCGAGCCCGAGCAGATCGCCGAGGCGAGCCTGGCCGGCAGGCTCTCGGCGCGCGCGGCGGATGGATGGCGGGTCGCGGCGCTCGCGGTGCACCCACTCGATACGACCGACGGGCGCCCTGACTTCCTCGTGGTCTTCGAGCGTGGCTGATGGCTGACCAGAAGAGGATCGTCCTTCGGCAAGGCAACGCCGCGCCGACGACGATCGTCCTCGAGGCGCTGCCGGTCGCCGACGTCGCCTCGCAGAGGCTGACGCTTAGGGCGGTCGACAGCGGAACCACGATCACGCTTGCTGCGGTGCGGGCGAACGAGCTCGGCGGCCGGGTTGTCGCGACCGAGGCGACGGACGTCGCGGCGATCGGCGGCGCGGTCATCGTCGCCGGCACTCTCGCGGGCGGCGAAGGGCTCGACATCGCGGCCTTCTCGGGCGGCGTGCTCGTCGCCGGCGACTTGACGGTCACCGACGCTGCCGACACGGCGACTTTCACCGGGGCCGTCGCCGCCGGAGCGATCTCGGGCGATCTGGCCGCGACCGAGAGCGCCGACAGTTTCGTAGCTGACGGTCGAACGGGCCGCAGCGGCAACCCGGCCCGGATCACCGGATCGGCGCGGCGTCGCCGGGTCATCCGCGGCGCAGCCGAGCTCGGCCAGACCGGCCAGTCGGTGACGGCGCGCGGGCGGACGATCCAGCCGGACGACGACGAGGATCTTGTGCTGCTGCTGGCGGCCTGAGGAGCGAGGGCGCGACATGAAGGGATTGATGCGTTCGGCCGCGCGCCTGTTCAACGCGCCGCTGATGATCGAGCGCCGGAAGGCCGAGATCATCGCTGGAATCTTCGAAAGCAAGCTGCGCGGCGACACCATCGCCATCTCGGGCGCCGGCGACGATGAAGAGGCGCCCGATCCGTGCGAAGGCGTCGCCATCATCCCGGTCTACGGGTCGCTGGTGCACCGGACGACCGGCCTCGACGCCCTCTCGGGCATGGTCAGCTACAAGACGCTGGCCGACACCTTCGACGAGGCGATCGCCGACGATGCGGTGAAAGGCATCCTGTTCGATTTCGACAGCTACGGCGGCGAGGTGGCCGGGGTCTTCGACCTGACCGACCGGATCTTCAAGGCCCGCGGCGCGAAGCCGATCTACGCGGTCGCCGACGAGTCGATGTATTCGGCGGCCTACGCGCTCGGCAGCGCCGCCGATCGCATCTATGTCCCGCGCACTGCCGGGGCGGGCTCGATCGGCGTGCTGGCGATGCACCGAGACCAGTCGGGCTTCGATAAGCAGCTCGGCCTCAAGTTCACGACGATCTTTGCCGGCGCGCGGAAGAACGACGGCAACCCGCACGAGCCGCTTTCCGTGGAAGCGACGAAGCTGATTCAGGCAACGGTCGACAAGACCTACGGCCTGTTCGTCGACACCGTCGCGCGGAACCGCGGCATCTCTGCCGAGAAGGTGCGAGCGACCGAGGCCGGCATCTTCCAGGGCGGCGACGCGGTCGCCGCTGGGCTCGCTGACGTCGTCGGCACCTATGAACAGGCGCTGGCGGATCTTCAGGCCGTCGCCGCGAAGGCGGCGAGCGAAACCGACAAGGCTGTCCGGGCGCGGATCTACGCGCTGGGCGCCGTTCCTAATCTTCACGCGACCGCGGGAGACGGCGGCGCTCAAGAGCTACCCCCGCCCGGCACGTCCGCCGGGCCCCACCCTGGCAACGGAAAAGGAGACACCATGCCCGATGCCACCAAGCCCAAGGACGACGAGTCCCAGGGCAAGAAGCCGGCGGACACCGCGAAGCCGGCGGCGACGAACCAGGGCGCCGAGGGCGCTCCGGTCGTCGATCTCGACGCGGCCCGGAGCGAGGGCGAGGCGCGTGCCTTGGCCTATGTCCGGGAGGTCAATGAGCTCTGCGCGATGGCCGGCACGCCCGAGAAGGCGGCCGACTTCATCGCGAAGAAGGTCAAGGCCGAGGACGTCCGGTCGGCACTGCTCGCCGGCAAGGCGTCGAAGACGGACGCTGGCACCATCAGCGCCCACAACCCTGGCAAGCAGCCGCAGGCCGCCGATCACGGCTGGTCGAAGATCGCGGCTGCCACGGGCACGTTCGGCGGCGGCTACTCGCCCGCCGGCCGCCCGGCGAAGCGGTAAGGAGGAGCAACCGCCATGACCACTCTGACGGAAGTCTTCCACGACGGCGGCTTCATCGTTTCCGAAGCCCCCGGTCATCGCTCGCGCGAGCAGGTCACGTTCCTGTCGGGCGAGGTCATCAAGGCCGGCCAGGTCATCGCCAAGGTGACCGCGTCGGGCAAGTACGTCGCCTGGGATCACGCGCAGTCGGCCGAGGCCGACGGCACGACGACCCCGGCGGGCCTCGCCTATGGCGCGGTCGACGCCTCCGGTGGCGACACCAAGGGCGTCATCATCTGCCGGGATGCGGAGATCAACGCGAACGAGGTCGTCTACCCCGATGCCGCCCAGGCTTCGGAGAAGGCGGCCGCGCGAGCGTCGATGCTCACGAACCTCGGCCTCGTGTTCCGGTCGTAAGAGGAGGATCCGAAACATGCCTACCCTCGATATCTTCGGTTCGGACGCCTTCTCGGCCCGGTCTCTGACCTCGGCCATCGAAAGCGTGCCGTACCAGCCGAACCTGCTCGGCAGCCTTCCGATCTTCGATCCGGTGCCGGTTCGCACCGACCTGATCGAGATCGAATCCCGCGACGGCGTCCTCTCGCTGATCCAGACCGATCTGCGCGGCGCGCCGCCGGCGCAGCGCACCACCGAGAAGCGCCAGATGAGGGGCTTCAAGACGGTCCGCATCGCCAAGCAGGACGTCATCCGCGCGGCCGAGCTGCAGGGCATCCGTACCTTCGGCTCGGAGTCCGAGCTCGTGTCGGTCCAGGCGGAAGTGATGCGCCGTCTCGCCGGTCCGACCGGCCTGCTGCGCGATCTCGAGCTGACCTGGGAGAACCATCGCCTCGGTGCGGTCCAGGGCGTCGTCCTCGACGCCGACGGGTCGACGCTGATCGACTGGTTCAGCGCCTTCGGCGTGACCCAGCCGACCGAGATCGACTTCGCCCTGACGACCACGACCACGGACGTCCAGGCGAAGTGCCGGGCGGTCGTGCGCGCGATGATGAAGGCGGCGAAGGGCGCCTGGCTGCCGAGCACGCGGATCTACGGCCTGGCATCGGACGAGTTCTTCGATGCGCTGACCAACCACGACCGCGTGCGCGACACCTTCCTGAGCTGGCAGGCGGCTCAGGAGCTCCGGCGCGACATGGCCTTCGCCTCGTTCGACTTCGGCGGCATCACGTTCCTCAACTATCGCGGCACCGACGACGGCTCGACCGTCGCCGTGGCGGCGAACAAGTGCAAGTTCTTCCCGGTCGGCGCGCCTGGCGTGTTCCAGGTGGCGATGTCGCCCGGCGAGAACCTGGAGTTCGTGAACACGCTGGGTCGGCCGGTCTATGCGATGACGGTCCCCGACCGCGATCGCAACATGAAGGTCGACATCGAGGTCTACAGCTACCCGCTCTTCATCTGCACGCGGCCGCTGATGCTGCAGCGCGCGAAGAAGGCCTAAGCGGTCGGCTGACGTCGTGAACGAAACCGGGGCCGCTCCTGTCGAGGCGGGAGCGGCCCCGGATTCCGACCTCTGGTCGGCGCCGAGGCTCTGGCCTGGCGAAACGGTCTTCATCCTCGGTGGCGGGCCCAGCCTGCGGACGGTGGACGTCTCGCGCCTCGCTGGGCGCCGCTGCATCGCTCTCAACGACTCCTGGCGCCTGGTGCCCGACGCCGACGTGCTGCTGGCGCCCGATCGGCGCTGGTGGCGCTGGAACCAGGGCGCGAAGCTGGCGGCCTTCCGCGGCCAGCGCAAGGTCACGACCCAGCGGAAGCCGCCGAACGGCGTGCTGCTGATGCAGTACGGCGGCCGCGGCGGCCTGTCGCTGGATCCCTGGTGCCTTCGTGGCCGGAACGCCGGTCACCAGGGCATCAACCTCGCCTATCACCTGGCCGGTCCGACGGGCCGCGCCGTGCTGCTCGGCTTCGACCAGAAGCCGGACGAAAGCGGCGCGACGCATTGGCACGAAGGGCACCGGATCCCGACCGATCCGGCGCAATACGCCGGCGAGATGGTCCCGGAGTTCGAAACGCTGGTCGAGCCGCTGCGCGTCGCGGGCTTCGAAGTCCTGAACGCGACCATCGGCTCGGCGCTCGAGTGCTTCCCGAAAATCAAGCTGTGGCGGGTGCTGTGAAAGCCCATCTTGCGATCCGTGGCCGGCCCGAGCCGCGCTTCTCGGCGATGCACGCCGGCCTGCTGTCGCTCGGCTATGACGTCGAGATCGACGGCGACGCCGCGGCGTCGATCGCGCCCGACGACATCCTGGTCATCTGGAACCGGTATGGCGGCTGGGCCGAGCAGGCGGACAAGTACGAGGCCGCCGGCGCCCGCGTCGTGGTCTGCGAGAACGGCTATGTCGGCCCGACGACGGCGATGTCGATCGGCTGGCACAACGGGCGCGGCCGGCATCCTGTCGGCGGGCGCGAGCGCCTGCTGGCGCTCGGCATCGAGTTCAAGCCGTGGCGCGCGCGCGGGAGCCATATCCTGGTCTGCGGCCAGCGCGGCATCGGCTACGGCGGCGTCGACCACGCGGAAAGCTGGGCGGCCGACGTCATCCGCCGGATCTGCGGGAGCTCGCCGCGGCCGATCCTGTTCCGGCCGCATCCGGCCGGGCAGCGCCGTCCGCGCTTCACCGGCGCCGAGACGGTCGACTGCCGGCAGCCGCTCGCCGAGCAGCTGCGCGACTGCTGGGCGGTCGTGGTCTGGACGTCGAATTCGGCGACGGCGTCGCTGATCGCCGGCGTGCCGGTCTTCTACGAAGGGCCGGCGCTGATCACGGCCAAGGCCGCGACCAAGGGCATCGGCCTGATCGAGACGCCGCCGATGCCCGACCGCGAGCCGGCCTTTGTCGACGTCGCCTGGGGCCAGTGGACTCTCGACGAGATCGGATCGGGCGAGGCGTTCCGGCACCTGCTGGAGTCGAAGTGATGATGGCGCTCCCGGCATCCGCTGCGCGGACGCCTGCCACGCCTTCCGCGCATCGCTAGGCGCTGCGCTATGGGGCACGGCGACTGGATCATGGCGACGGCCCAGGCGAAGGCGCATTTCGCCCGGACCGGCCGCAAGGTGGCGTTCGGCGACGGCATCCGGGCCTGGTGGTCCGAGGTCTTCGAGAACAATCCGAAGGTCGGCCATCCCGACGCGATGCCGCCGGCGGGCAGCTTCGACTGGATCGCGAACTACGGCGGCGGCAAGCGGCCCTATCTCTCGGCCGCGACGAAGGACCGCTACACGTTCACCGACTGGCGCCCGGAAGGCCCGGGGGAGTTCTTCTTCACGCCGGCCGAGATCGACGCCGGCGCCCGGCACGGGCGCGGCTTCGTCGTCATCGAGTCCCGGGTCAAGCCGCAGGCGCGGAACAAGCAGTGGCCGGTGCTCCGCTACCAGGCGGTCGCCGACGCGCTGCTGATCGCGGGCTACCGCGTCGTCCACTTCGGGGCGAAATCCGAGCTGCACGACGTCGAGCAGGTCGACACGCGGCGGTTCCGGGACGGCGCCGCCGTGCTGGCGAACGCCGCGCTCTATATCGGCGCCGAGGGCGCGCTGCACCACGCGGCGGCGGCACTCGGCGTGCCGGCGGTGGTGATCTTCGGCGGGTTCATCTCGCCGCAGACCACCGGGTACGACGGCCACGTCAACCTGTTCACCGGCGGCACCGCCTGCGGCAATCGCTACATCTGCGGCCATTGCGGCCAGGCGATGGAAGCGATCGGCGTCGCCGAGGTCGTCGACCACGCGAAACGGCTGCTTGAGCGCCGGGCCGCGGCCTGACGGCGTTCTCTCTTCCATCTCCTGGGGTGTCCACCATGCGAACGATCGACGTTCTCTGCCCGAGCCGAAGCCGACCCGAGCGCTTTGCCGAGATGGCGAAGAGCGCGATCGCGCATGCCGCGCGCCCGGAGCGCGTGCGGATCCTGCTGCTGGTCGACCAGGACGACGAGGCGCTGCCCGAATACCTGGCGCTCAACCTGCCCGGCGTCGTGGTGATCGAGAACGCCGAGAGGACCGGCTGCCCCGGCCTGCTGAACATCCTGGCGCTGAAGCACTCGAAGGCAGACCTGCTAATGGCCGGCGCCGACGACATCGTGTTCCGCACGACCGGCTGGGACTCGGCCGTTGACCTCGCCTTCGAGGCGGTGCCGGACCAGCTCGTCGTCGTCTATACGAATGACGGGCGCGATCGCGACAAGTGCGAACACTTCATCGTCTCGCGCCGCTGGGTCGAGATCGTCGGGTGCTTCATGTGGCCCGGCTTTGAGCATTTCAGCGGCGACGGCTGGGTCGAGGACGTGGCGAAGCGCGTCGACCGGCTGCACTTCCTCCGGCACGTCGTCACCGAGCACATGCACTTCAAGTTCGGGAAGGCCGAGAAGGACGCGCTCTATACGTCCAAGCGCACCGCGGACGACAGGGGCCGCAGCGTCTCGGATCGCGACATGGACCGCATGCGCGAGACGGAGGGCATCCGGATCGCAGCCGCCGAGCGCCTGCTGATGGAGATCCGGCGGCTGGCGCCGGCGGAAGGCGTCGCCGCATGATGCCGCTCCGCGTCTTTGTCGGATGGGATGCCCGGGAGGCGATCGCCTACGAGGTCGCCCGCTTCTCGATCGTGCGGCGGACGTCGCTTCCGGTCGAGATCCGGCCGATCGTGCTCGCCGATGTCCAGCGGCGGGGCCTCTACACCCGGCCGATGGAATGGCGCGACGGGCGGCGCTGGTGCCCGATCAGCGAGGCGGCGATGTCCACGGATT